AAATGGACAAACAAAATCTACAACAACATGATTAACTGCAAGATCACACATAGTCATCATACGGTTAGCTTGTCGTTTACGACCATTTTCTGTAAAATCCCAATCTTCAAATAGCTTTCTAATATCATCAGCATTAAAGTGAGGTATCTTTTTATTTATCACTAATTTTTTAGCAAATGTGGTTTTACCTGATCCTGGTAATCCAAATATTAATACTTTCATATCTCTTGATCTTGTTTTATAATATATATATATACATATATTAATATTAAAAGTAAACAAAGAAATATGATTGAAGTAAATGAAATAAAAAAAGAAGATAACACAACACATTCTACTATAGTAACTTATCCAAGAACTGTGCAAATATCCCATGGAGTTTATGATAATGTCATAGATATGATGAATATGACAACAATGATATCTCAAAATATTAAAAAAGACGAAGAGCTTACTAATGTTTATGGCGGAAAAACAGATTGGACTTTTTTTAATGAAACTACTGAATTTAAAAGATTCATGGAATATGTGGTTATAAAACACAGAACAACAAATCCATTCTTTAATGAAAGTTATTGGTATAATAAAAAAATTAGGTATGAAGCTTGGGGAAATGAATTAAAAAAAGGCGACCATGTAGTAGCACATACACATAATTGTCATCATTTAATTCTTTATCTAACAGAAGGGAACCCATTAATTCTTCCAGAATTAAGTATAAAAATAATTCCTAAAAGAGGTGAATATTATATATTTCCACCTTATATTTTACATGGTGTGGACGAAGTAAAAGAAGAAAACAATAAAAGATATTGTTTAGTAGCTAATATTCATGATAGTGCAGATTGGAAAATAAACAAAATTTTAAATAATTTTAAAAAATAACATGACATTACCAAAAGAAAATAAAATTAAAGATTTTATAGGTGTTTACGACGGTTATATTCCAGACGAGGCTTGTGACCAAGCTATAGAAATATTTAAAAAATATGAAGAATTTAATAAAGTATTTACAAGATTTTCAAGTGAAGGTGCAACACAAGATATTAAAAACGACAAACAATTATTTTGCACACCAGACTTCTTAACTGAGGAAGAATTTAGTATAGATAAATTTAAATCGTTGATGGTTAATTTTGATATTGCATTAAGACATTACCTTACGGAAACTAATATTAAAACATATACCGATGGAGCAGAAACTGTAACAGATTTATTTAAAATACAAAAAACCCTACCTAGTCAAGGTTATCATGTATGGCACATTGAACATGGGGTTAGAAGAGAAACTCAAAAAAGAATTTTAGCATATTCTATATATTTAAATACCGTTGAAGAAGGTGGTGAAACTGAATTTTTATATCAGTCACAAAGAGTTAAACCTGTTAAAGGTAGAATTGTTATATGGCCAGCAGGATTTCCGTATGTACATAGAGGCAATCCACCATTAAGTGGAGAAAAATATATACTTACTTCTTGGATTATTTTTAAATAAAATTAATAAATATCTTGTGAAACATAACTAATTGGTCTTGGTCCAATTCTAGAAGTTTTTTGTTCAGTTGTTTCTTCTTTTGTTACAGTTATATCTGGTTTAGGATTTTCCGTTGTTGAATTTGGATTTGGAATTGTTTCATATATATTATTATTATCCCAAATTAATTGTAAGTGTTTCAAATATTCTTTATCCCAAGCATCTGCAAATATTTTTATATCCCCAGAAAAATATGTATTTTTGGTTCCATCATTAAATTCAACTTGATTAAAATCTGAATTATCACCAGTATATTGTATTGCATGAATATTAGAATTTAAATTAGTATTCCAAAAATTATCATCATTAACAATATAACCTAATAATTCACCGTATTGTTTAATAATTTTTTTATCTGCTTTTACAATTGTCCATTTTCCTCTTTTCATAAAATTTATCCTTAGTTTTAGGTTTTGATTATATATATCACAACAATATAAGGTTGTAAAACACTGTCTGCACCACCAGTTAAATTTCCACTTACGGTATGAGAATGCCCTTGACCACCACCTGCAGATCCTGAAGTATTTCCAAGATTGTCAGCAAAAGAAGTAGGCGGACCTTCTCCCATTCCTCCAGAAAGGGATCCGTTACGAGCAGCATTCCCGTGAGCATGAGAAGGCATTGTGGCAGTTGATATAGTTGTACTACCAGAATTACCACTTATAGTTCCACTTTTTGCTACAGTATTAGCTCCACCGGTTGTAGCTAAAGATTTTGTATTTGATTTATTTACAACTGTTCTGTCTGTTAAGTCTGGTAAATTAAATGAAGCACCTGATCCACCGTAGGTATATCCAATTACTGCAAATAGATCAGCATAAGTACTTGTTGAAACTGAAGCTCCATTACATTCTAAAAATCCAGACGGAACTGAAGCTGAACTCCAAGGAAGAATTGTACCTGTACTAATTCCTTGTACTCCAGTTAAATACTCACCGTCCCAATCATATCTCGTTGCTTCGTAATTTGCCATAAAATTAAGTTTTTATAATATATATTAATGTTAAATAAGGTTGCAACACTGAAGTTGCATTTCCTGTAAAACTTATACTATCTATACTATGAAGATGAGCCCCATCACTACCAGCATTACTTGAATTCATATTTGCCGAACCATTAGTGCTAGGACCAGGCCCTCCAGTAACAAACCCTGTAGGGGTTTTCCAATTAGAATGAGTATGAGATGCAATTTGAGATGTTGATAAAGTAGTATTAGCAGAATTAGTTGCAGAACAATTTCCAGTGCAAGTTACAGTATTAGCTCCACCTGTAGACGCTAATACTTTTGTATTTGATTTACTTACAATTGTTCTATCAGTTAAATCAGGTACATTAAATGATCCCCCTGATCCACCATATGTATAAGCAATGATTGCAAAAAGAGCAGCATAAGTTGTTGTTGAAACGGATTGTCCGTTACATTCTAAAAATCCAGATGGAATTGAAGCTGAACCCCAAGGTATAACTGAACCAGTATTAACTCCTGGGAGATTAGTCATAAATGCACCAGTAAAATTTTTGGATGTTTGAGCGTAGTTTGCCATAAATTTAAGTTTTTATAATATATATTAATGTTAAATAAGGTTGCAACACTGAAGTTGCATCTCCTACAAAATTTGCAGATGATATAGTATGAGAATGAGCCCCATCACCACCAGCTCCAGGTGAAGTCCCAGTATTAGATTGATATCCTGCATTAGCTGGAGAATTTCCAGTTCCACCATAAGTAACATTAGAAGTTTGATGTGTATGAGATGGAATTTGATTTGTTGTTAAAGTAGTATTTGCTAAGTTAGCAGAAACATTTCCAGTTGCAGTTACAGTATTAGCTCCACCAGTTTGAGTTAAAGATTTTGTATTTGATTTATTTACTAAAACCCTATCTCTACAATCTGGTAAGTTAAAACTTGCACCTGATCCACCATATGTATAAGCAATGATTGCAAAAAGAGCAGCATAAGTTGTTGTTGAAACGGATGATCCATCACATTCTAAAAAACCTGTAGGAATTGAAGCTGAACTCCAAGGTATAATTGTACCAGTTCCTATTCCTTGTATTCCAGTTAAATTAGAGGCAGTAATATCGTATCTAGTAGCTTCATAGTTAGCCATAGGTTATTTCTCCCTATAAGTCCAACCTGTAGTAGCGTCTCCTGAATAAACTAAACTAAATCCAGCTCCTTGTGTATTAACAACAAGATCGGCTGCTGTGTTTGCTATATTAGAACCATTTCTTCCGATTGTTAAAGCATTTGTATTGAAATCATAACCTTGATCAATAAAAGATACTGTATCTCCTGTTGCTGGTGATGCTGGAAGAGTAATTGTAAAAGATCCAGATGCTGTGTTTGCTAATATTGCGGAACCAGGTTGAATTGTTGCTGTAGTTGTAATAGCTCTCCATACTTCAGTCATTTGAACAAGATTTACATTTGTTGCATCTGAATAAACAGTATATCTATTTCCTTGTGCTAATTTAATTCCAGTTCCAGTAGCAGTTTTAAGAGTAACTGTATTAGTTCCATGAACTATTTGATTATTAACAAAATATGTTTTTTCAATTCCATCTGGAACAAGTACGTTTATATTTGTAGTAGGAGTCCCTGTTAAATTAAGAACAGCATTTTTACCATCTGATAAAGCTCCGTTTGTAAATGTAAGTGTAAGTCCTGTTGTTGCATTAACTGCAACAGATTGATAACCAGCAATTGCTTGTTGTAGAATGTTTAAATTTGTATTTGTAATATCTCCCCATGTACCAGCGTTTTCGCC